CGGAGAATTTCCGAAGACACTCGCGATACAGGGATGGGGTGTGATTTTAGAGACCCTCCCCCTATGCCTTGATGTATCAGCTATCCTCCAATGGAAAGACACGACAAAGATTGTTTTCCGGAAAACAGTTCATTCATTGATTATTTTACGATGCGGTTTGTATAACTTTTCGATAGATGTTCCGGAAGTCGTACTTGATGATTTCGTCAATCGCGCGTTCAACTTCCAAATCGTTCTCATCTTCGGTCAACTGACTCGATGTTCGGGCAATTCTTCCCAGATAAGCGCAGGTATGGTACCCCTTCTCCTCGTCATAGAGGAGCCAAGAAGTGAACTGCTCGAAAGGATTGTAAGGATTGTCAACTGTTGTTAAAGCGCATTTCCTTGCCATTTGAAAACTCACTCCTTTCCTTTGAGGTACTTTGTAACAGTCGAAGAAGAAATGCCAAGATCTTCCGCGATTTCAGATGTGCTGTAACCGGAAGCCTGCATCGACTTGATCTTGTTGACCTTTGCCTGACTGAGCGTCGTTGTGGTGCGCGGCATAGAGCGCGCCCTGAGATCGTCGATGTCGGTGTTGTTCAAGATCTGATACAGCTTATTCTCGCTGATTGCTCCGGCTTGAATTGCTTCCCATTCGCGGTCTGTGATCTTGATGTTCTCGCGCTTGGCTCCGACAGAGGTGCGGGCGGCAGAGAGGGCCTGCGACTTGGCTTTCTTCTTTTCAGATTTGGTCATGTCGGGGTTTTCCTGCTCCTTTGCCGCCACCACGGAGTTAGCGATGACCTGGGCCTGCCGCTCACGAGGCGCATTCTTCAAAGCAATGTTCAGCTTTGCAGTCAGCGACTTGTATTCAGGCAGGTAAGTTTCCTTGGCGGAGGCGCTGTATTCGATCTTGCCGGTATGGACCATTTCCTTGCGAGCCTGGTTGCCGAGGGACTTCATCTTATTGGCATAATCTGCATAAAGCTGCTCCTGGGGGGTACCGGAGGACAGGGAATAGGCATCTCTGGTTTCTGCCATTTTTGTGCTGTCCTGTGTCCGCACCTGCTTCTTTCCGCTCTTGTCGGTATACTCCTCACGAACGGACTTCCAGCTCTGCTCACCGGTATCGGGGTCAATCATAGGCGAACCCTTCCGCTTCAGTACGACCTGTTTGGAAGAGGACCGGGATATTAAAGTCGAAGCACCCCCATAGCCCTCGTCATCGGCATGAGCCTGGTACTTCTTCTTCAACGCAATGATACCGTTATCAGTCTCGCTCTGCTTGTAGTCCAACTTGTGCTTCTCAGCGTCGATGACGACCATCGAATGCCGAACAGCCCTTGCCAGCTCGTCAGGAGGCGCACCCTTTAGGGTCATGTCGGTGATGAGGTTCGAGATCTTGCCCATCTCCGTCTGGGTGTTGTTCATTCGCTGAAAGACCTTGCCGCCCCTGCTGTAATACTCACGGCCCTTGCTATCCACTCTGACAGGATCACCGGAATCAGCTCCGTAATCAAGCTTCGGGTCGAATCCCTCAAGCCCTTTCAAAGCCGCGGTAGAGGTAATGCGCACCTTGCTCTTGGAAGAATTGCAGGGAATCACCATAACGGTGTCACCGTCAAAGTCCGCACCGGAAAGCCGACCGGCAACCTTAGAGTTGATACCGATGGCATCGGCAGGGGTGTTTCCGAGAACTCTTTTTCCCTCAGCCTGCTTGTTGTTCACAGTTAGGATCGGGATTTCAAAGGTGCCGCCATGCGGGTAACGGATCAGCGCGACCGTTTCGCCGTCTTTGTAGTTCGGGGCATACACTTCATTGTCCTTGATAGAGGTCAACGGAAGAATGACCTGATACTTCTGACGGGGAAGCGCCGCTGCCTGCAAGTGAACCGCAGCCGCATCGCAGTCGTCGGAGAACGATTTTAGCAGGACTTTTTTCAAAGTCGGGTTCGGCAGGGAGCAAATCTCATCAAACTCAGCCTGCTTATCGGCGGAAGCCAAATTGAGTTGCTTTTTGATAAGGCTCAAACTCTGCTTTGAAAGAAACTGAGAAGGGAGTCGATCGCTCCATTCGCCCCAGTCGCCCTCTTCGGCACGCTTGTTGATGAGGGAAAGCTGCTTCTTACCATTCTTGTCATAATAATAGCTCTGTCCGCCCTTTTGACCGTCGCCTTTATCGGGGTCAACAACGCCTTCTTTGATGAGCGACCCAAAGGGGTTAGTTGGATCATCCTTGATCGGCTTCAGAACCTTCATCGTCGGCGTACCCTTCGCCTTGTTGGTGTTAAACATCACGTCAACGCCGTCGGGCAGGTCGTCGGAATAAACCGCCATGCCCTTGATGTAGTGTGTTCCGTCCACAAGAATGCGGACCTGTGCATAATGCGACTCACCGAGGCTCAGATCGTCCACGCCGCGCCGGATTTCCACAACGCCATCCTTGTCGATGCCGCCGTCCTCCGCATAGCGGATCTGCAAACGGCTCGAATCCATACTCTTGGGGTAGACCCATTTCGGGTCGTAGCTTTCGCCTCCATCATGAGAAACGTAATCGACCACGGAATGAATATTCCCAAAATCATACATTTCCCGATGCTCAGTTCCCTGCGGGCAGGCCACGGTCAGCGTCGTAAATTTGCCGGGGTTGGTCGCCTGAGGAATGCGGCCGTTGTAGACCGGATAGCCCTCCTGCTCCAAAATATAAAGAGCCTGGTCAAGCTTCTCTTTCGAGATGCCCAACTCACGCTCCACACCAACGCCGACGTCGATCATGCCTTTTTCCGCGATCTGCCTTTTGAGAAATTCCGCGGTGGTCTTCGCCTGATTCATGCGAGACTCTGAGTTTTCGTTCAGCAGCGAACGGATCGAGGAGTCGCTGTTGTATCCCATCTTTGCCGCAATCTCATTCAGACTATACCCTTCGTCACGAAGACGGCGGGCAGTTGCAACCTCCTGTGAACGGCGCTCATCCTTAGCAAGCGACTTCTGCACGCGAAGCTGTGTGGTCGTCATGCCGAGCGCTTCGGCAATCTGCGTCTCACTCATCCCGGACTTCCGCATGGTTTCTACACGGCTGAGAAAATCACCGCTGTGCTGGTTGGGGTTCTTTCCACTACCCAGGGGGTATCTTCCGCTGCCCCGCCCCGGAGCGCCTTCCATTTTCCCGACGCCGTAATGCATCAGGATATCTTCCGCAATCGGGTTCACAGTCAGCCCTCCTCTGCACGAATTTTATTGATGATTTTGTCGAATGTAATGATCTTCTCCATGATCGGCAGAATATCATCTGCCGTTGGGTTCGCATAAACGATCTCGCTGTTCTGATAAAGCCGCAGTTCGATCTCGATGTCCGCCGGGCGCACGGTATATTCCAGACAGAACAGCGCCGCATAGATCTCAAGCTGTTCCATGTGTGCAGGAACGACCCCCGATTTGAAATCGTGAATACGCAGCAGATTGTTACGGAACGCGATCGCATCGGTCGTCCCGAAGCAATTTTCAGAATAGAACAGCACCTGCTCCGGTGTCATTCGATATCCAATGGCGTCATTGACGTACATGTTCAAAGTCTTCTGTGACTTCGGGAGCCGCTGCCCCAAGCGGATGCACTGCGCGGCAAACTCATGAAGCACCGTGCCTTTCTGCGCCGCAAGGAAATTGGAATAGACGTCTACGACCTTCGTTTCGTCATAGTTGATCCAATGGTACTTGCTTGCACCGAGAAAAGCGTGCTGTCCTTCAAGATTGGAATGCCTGTTGAAGTTCATGTAGCACTTCCTCCTCATTTTCCGGCGAGATGAAACGAGAAAACGACATCTCGTTCATCCGACCGACATAGTATTCTTGATTCGGCTGTCTTTTTGCTCCGGCGCTTTTCTTACATTCCAAAGAAGCCCATCGGTCACGATAAAGCACCAGCAAATCGGGGATACCCTGCTTATAGCTCGCGTCGTTTTTCATCACGATGCAGCCGGGGAACATCCGCTTCAGCTTTTGAATCAGGTTGGCTTGAAAATTGCGCTCCAGCATAACAGAGAGCCTCCTTTCCACAAAACAAAAGAGAGAATGCTCGTTCTGCCAAAAAGCAGACGATTTATTCCCTCTCTTCATAAAAGGGGATGTATTTTTCGCGCAGGCCAAAAAAGAGAGCAAAAGAAAAGACCGAGACGCATTTAAGCATCTCGGCCATCTCTAAAATATCAAATTGTTATCTCTCTTCCACCAGCACCGGCTTCAAGTAGAATATTCCGCGCTCCGCGTCGAAGCTATCCACTTTAGCCGTCACCCGAACGTTACTCCCAGCCGCCACAAACGAGGGCAGGTACAGATCTTCGATTCCAAGCCCGTTGGTATTCACATCCTCGAACTTAAAGACCGGACCGGGGTTTGCCGTATTCTCGTCAACGTAATCACCGGCGCTGAGCAAAATATCATAGCGTGTCTTATAGTCATCGTGGTTCATCACATAAGTAATGCAGCTGTCAAACAAAATCGTCTGCCCCTTATAATTCTCGGCAAACGCCTTATACGAATCGTCGATCTCCGCTTTTACAGTAATCATGCTTGCCAACGCTTCGCAATTCTCAACTGTCAAAATATCATCGCCAGTATCAACAGTATCGGCCGACTGGCTCTCTTCTGCATCAGAACTGTCGGAACCGGTATCGTCCTCCGGGAACGAATGATAACGAATGATTACTTCCGTATCGGCTGGCACCCATTTATTTGGTGAATACTCTTCGTCGCCGCCAACGGAGACAGACTCGACTTCACCCTCCTTTGTCAACCAGCCTGTAATCAGGTCGCCCATCGGAGCAAGCTGAATATTGGTAAAGCCGCTTTCCTCAAAATCGGAAACCACTTCCTGATAGCCCCGACCCTGCTGGATTTTTGAACCCGATGGGGTTTCCGCTTCGCCGTCATGGTTCTTTTCTGTTGAACCTCCGCAGGCCGCAAGCGAGAAAACCATCACAAGCATCAGTAAAACTGCAAATATCTTTTTCACGATTTCTCCTTTCGCTTCATCGCCTGGAGCACATTGTCTTTTAATTTTTCGCACGTCTCGGCAGCAGCCTGTTTCCGTGCAGCAGCTTTCACAGCCCGTTTCTCTTTGGCAAGGGCTTTCTGCTGCTGTTCTTCTTCAAACTTCCGCCGGCTCTCTGAAATGACATCTTCCGTAATATAGCTTAAAACGACGTTGCTTTTGGCTCTGACCTTTCGGCCCTGCGGAGGGTCGCTTTTTACGATTTGCTGATCGGCGCAATCCCGATACTTTGCGTGAGCGGCAGAGAGAGGCAACTTGCTTGTTGTAACAGTAAGCCCCGCGGCAGTTACCGTTGCCACGCCATCGCTGAGACTTACGGGAAAACCCTTGGAATATAAACGAGGTACTTCGATCAATTCGCCGCGTTCGTCAATCTTATCCTTTGCCCAGTCTGCGACAGGCTCGGCTAAAGCAACGACCGGCCCAATAGCTACGGCCGCCTGACCGAGTTTCTTGGCAAGCGTCATAAGCTCTTTGCTGTTCGCCATTTCCTATTCCTCCGCAAAAATAAAAAGAGTGCGCCCCAATGAAGGAACGCACCCGAAAAAGTGAAGATCCCTCATTGCTGCGACACAACCTCAAGACCGAAAGGGAAATGAGTAAAGAGAGAAAAACACTTTTTACCAAAGTATCTTCCCCTAACGGTCAAAATATATGAAGTTGTGTCGCAAGAACAGTATAGCATAGGAACTTGAAAATAGGAAGAAGAATTTGTGCGAAATATCAAGCCGACATCTTCGCTTGTTTCCGCAGGTCGTCGTAAATCATACGGCTTCCGTCCGTCAAATATACCAGAATCATCATATAGCCATACGGCTGAAAACGAAGGGACTGTCGCCCGAGGTTCGGGTAAATCGACTTGAAATTAGTATAAAGATCATCCCATGTTATTTTCGGCATTTCTTCCTCCTTAAATGACTTGTGGCCAAAAACCCACTTTTTTTCGCCTATTACTATATATTTTTAATCTTTTTATCATAATAGTGAAGAGAAAAAAGTGGGCAAAATGGGCTTTGAGCCCGCAAGCCCTTGAAAACACTGGGTTTTTCGTGGCCAAATAGGGGTTTCAAAAGTGGGCAGAAAGTGGGCAAATGGCCATTTTTTCGTCTGAAAACGCTTATCGGGGCATAAAAATTCGGCCAAAATCACTCTCTGCCCACGTTTTTCCGGGCAAAGCCCACTTTTCAAAACCCAAAAGTGGGCAGAAAATCGAGCAGTTTTTCACCTCCAAATACGGCCGGTTCGCTTGTCCGTCAGCACAATACGGCCTTCGATTCGGAAGCCTGCCAGCTCGCAGAGATAGAAGATCATGTCAAGAAGTCTGTGAAAACGGGCATCCTCCTCGTCGATTTTTCGCAGGGCTTCATACACTGTCGGGTCGGAATAGCCCTCTTTGTTCTTATGCGAATTGTTCTGGGGCAAGCCAAAACACTCCTATTCTTTTTGTCGGTACCAGTCCTCTACATCCACACCAATCTCTTTCAGCTTGTGCGTGCAGAGCCAGACATCGTCCGAAATATCCATTTCATAGCGGTTGACCAGCGCGTTCAAAGCATCGGAAAAGCCGTCAAAGAACTTCTTCAGACGCTTTGGACCAAGGCCGAGCTGCGTGTGCAGTTCCCAAAGAATGATGGCATCCAGCTCCAACTCGTTTTTTCGATCATACTCGACAAGCTGCCGCTGGATTTCCATATTCATCGCTTTTTGCTCGGCGGCGGTCAAGGATGCGCCAAATATCTTTCCGCCGGCTTTCTTAATCTGCATTACTTGCCCCCTCATCGCAAGTCTTTTGTTCAGCGATCTCCTGCTCATGCTGAGCGTCGTCAATTTCCAGCACAGTCATGAATGTCATCGGTTTCAACCTCTACGGAAACCAAGATTGAAGATTCAAGGTACAAAGCGGGACGAGCGCAGATG